AGAGAAAAGTCGTCAGGTACTGTCTGATACTGCTTTATTACATTCGATTTCGTCTTAGATTTTTTCTTGGATGGTTCGGTTCCTGGGAGCACATGGTATTTTCCGAATCTGAAGTCTTCATTGTCCAGAAAATAACTGAACAGATTTTTTTCGGCCGCTGCCTGACTTTCGAACACGAAAGCGGTCTTAACGCTGTCGGTAAAGCCTTCTTCTGTCCTGTATCTTAAGTCTTCAGGACGCCTGCGTTCGTCCAGATAGAACGAGTAGTAAACCATAACTTTTAAATTTTGGGGATGGATAAAGTGTCTAAAATGGTCGTGAAACAAACATAAACGCATGTTTCACGACCTGTTTGGTAAATTATGGGTAATGTGTTACCCAAAAATTTGACGTCAGGAGACGCCATCTCTTTTCGTCGTTGTTAGTAACCAGTTCATTTATGGCCTGGGAGGATTAACAGGAGAACCCTTGCCTATCGGAGGCAGTTCACCTTTTTCTGCTGGAACAGCTGCTGAACCCTTTACTACATTACCTTTGTGCATGGTCTTTGGGTTATTACCACGCTCTGGCCGGCCAACAACATCTTCATCTTCTTCTTCTTCTTCAACTTCTTCAGTTCCAATTTCAAGCTTGTACTTCTTACCAACTTCGTACTCGCTTACTTCTTCTTCAGGCAATACCAATCCAACACTCGCTTTGTCGGCTGTCTCGAACTGCACATTTGTGCGATGTGCTACTGTACATTTTACTGTTAATGGTTCCATATTCAGCACCCTCCTATGGTGCAGTTTTAAATGAAGCCCCACTCTCAGCTACGAGCCAAGTACGGACGCATCCAGTGGGAGCCAACCTACAACCCATCCATCTTAAAAAGGTAGGTCGTCGAAAGCCTGGCTGTTTTGGTCTGTAACCAATTCGCCGGACTCTGCACCAGGCAATGCTTCCTGGTCGATTTCGGCTTTCTTAACTTTAGTTGCACAGTTACCCAATATAGGGCCTCTGGTTTGAGGAGATTCTTTATAAACTTTTGACGGAACATCTTGTACTATCATCCCGTTGCAACCATACTGGTCTTTCTCCTCGTGATAGAGGATTGTTATATCTGCATATACATCTCCTGTCTTCCCGATGAAGAACCATTCCTTCTTCAGCAGATTAACTTTAACCTTCAATTGAATTACTTTGTCTACACTTTTTTTCTCTGCCATGTCGTCTGTTTTTTGTTGGAATCTTGGTTTAATTAATTTAAGATAAAATTTGCCGTAAGAGTCCGCAAAAAGAAAGTCTGTAAATGTTTCCTTAGGCACACCAAGATAGGTTAACTCATCTACGTAGTATTTTTTAAATCGTACTGTGAGTTCCTTTGTTGTTGCGTCGTAAACAAGTTCTTTAATTAGCGAAGACTCGATTGGATACGTTTGCATAGTTTTAAGTTTTCATTGTGAAGTACCTCCTGTTACTCGTATAACCATCTTTTAAATTTGGGGAAATGATGAATTAAAAGTCTTAATGTTCCTCTAAGTAATGCTTTAATCATATCATACAATAGACAGCCAAGCATTACTGTTATTATTAATTCCATTACTCGTATTTTTGGATTACGTTTTCGAATTTCTTTACTGTAGACCTTGGACGAAGTTTCCCAGAGTTTACCTGGTCTATAAACTCCTCAACAACGTCTATCAATTCAGTACCCATCTCGATAGAGTCGGTAATCAATTCATCTGCGTTCTCGGAAAGTACGCCAACGGCTTTTCCTTCAGGAGTATAGATAACTCCGTTTCTAATCTTCAGTTTCATCGTCTTCAAACATTTTGTTTACGTTATTAAAATTGTTCAGATAGTATCGGCAATCCATTACTCGTTGCTGTATCGCTGCAATGCGTTCATCATTCCTAAGCACGTCGAAAATTGCTATCTTTTCCGCAAGAGGAATATCATCATAGCTATGCAGGAATTCAATTTCTTTACATGCCGCTTCGTAATCCTCCGCTATACCTACGAAGTTGTACATCAATTTCTTTTTCTCCAGTTCAACTAACTTCTCCGGAGTATTAACCAACCCATATACCAGCCTGGCTTTGGACTTATCCCATAGCCACATGTAGCAGTCCAGCTGCCAATGGTATAAAGGATTTATCGGCTTGGCTCTGGCCCTATTGAATTGGAATATAGTCCAGTTTCCTTTAGCATCCAGAATCATATCCTCGTCCTCGTCCTGGAAATCCATTTCTCCTTCTACAAAATCATTATACTTCCGTACAATATTCTTTTTGAAGAACCGTTGCTTCAGGATGGCGTAGTTCGTTATTATATCTTCTTCAATCATTGTGCCCTTCTCCATGTACTTGGATATAATATCTTCTGTACGTCCGGTAGTGTACACAGTATACAAATCGGCAAGGTGCGTCTTACATTTGTCGCTCAAGTTAGGCACGTCTTTAACTGGCTCGTACTTGTCAATCTTTATTTTCTGCTTGTCCATCATGGCCTTCAACTGCTTGGCTTTGGCCGTATCTCCTTTACCGGCGTCCTGTAGGTCAAGTAGTTCACTCTTTTTCTTTGTCCACATTTCCTTTGCTTCAGTCCACATTTGCATGTTACTCTTGCCGCGTGGCTCCTGCATTATGTAACCAAGACTGGATGCGCTGAATAAGAATTTATCCCAGCCTTCTCTCTTGAAATCAATATTATTATTAAAACTAAATCGCTTCGTCGTAGTAACCATAAATTGTTTTTGTTGGTGATAGAAAAGAGGCCAGCGTAGACACGCCAGCCGTTCGAATTGTCATTCGAGATTTGGTAGAAACAGCTTTATTTCTTCATTAACATCTTGTACTTTTCATTGTACGCAGTTAACAAATCCTCGTTCTTTAGAAACTCCCTGTATTTTTCGAGGACCTCAATCGTCTTGGAACTGTTAATCAACTTCAGTACACGCTCGTTCTCTTTGTTCTCGTTTGTAACTGAATTTGATTGGTTGTTTGGAACTGTCCCAGACGGACGGAAAATAGAGCCGAAACTTTGCTCACCAATTTTTATTGCCTCTTCGAAACCGGATAGAGTTACAAGGTCCTCAATGGTTAAATGTGTTCTAACGGATTTACCTACCGTCTTGCAAATTTCCTCCTCGGATAATTTGTAGATGGCATACTGCTTAATCAATCCATCAACCACTGCGGTTTGTTTCATCTTCAGTTTCTCCTCGGTTGAAACGTCGCCTATCATTTTCTTCTTCACCGCGCTATAAACTTTGTTCACAATGTCGTCGTCAAGCACTGCGAATACGGCGTTACGGAAAGCGATGGCGGCTGCGGCATTTCCTATAATGGATGCCATGTCTTCAGTCACGCGGATTCCTTCCCTCGTGAGCAACGATTTCTTTATCGTTGTCTTGATTGCGTAGTTCGTCTCGAGGTCGAACGCCATTGCTTCGGCTGTAACGTGCGTCTTATCGAAGTCCGTTACTTTCTGGTCAATCCGTAAATTACCGTACTGCCTTGCAATGATTCGCGCGAGATGAACGCTCGGGCCGGTGATGTTCTTGCCACCCTTGGACAGCGAATAATTACATTTGGCTGCCGTTTCTTTATCCAGCGTTGCAATCGTCATGGCTTTATTAATTGCCTGTTGCAAGTTCCTTGGAAAACGTTTTGCCGTCATAATCTGCATGTCCACTACTGCTTTGTCTGTCTGGTATACTGCCATGCCATTCGTCGGCTCGGTGTATACTTCTTCTGCGTCCACGTACTGTGTGTCTGGCATAAATTTGTTTTACTTTGCTAGGTAATTCCAGCGGTTAATTAAATCTTGTTGCTGTTTCAATTTCTTAATCTTCCGCGCCAATGGGTACGGATTCTTTGTGCGGGCTAACTGGTACTCCAACGCTACAATCTGGCGTTGAAGTTGCTCGAAGGTCTTGGGCTGTACTGCGGCTTGCTGCATAGGCGGATTTTAAATTTAAATACAAAGATAATAGAAAAACCCCTAACAAAATGTTAAGGGTATGTTAAATAAATGTTAAAATTGTGTATATATACGCGTGCGCTCGCAGTCATATAGTATACATCATTTATTTTTTCTTGGGTGCTGGCAAAGGATTATCAGGCAAGTCGCCAGGTTTAAATGCTATCCAACTCCAACCCTGTCCTGGTACATAGACGAACAACCACCAGCCTGCTTCACTAGGCGGCAAGTTAATTGGATGGCTTGGATGAGGAGCGTTAGGGTCTACTGGTGGCGGCTCAGTAGGTGGCAAATCTCCGGGTAGAGTTTGGTCGGGATGAGGAGCGTTAGGGTCTACTGGTGGTTTAGGCCAAGCACCTCCTGGCGGCACTACGATTGGATGGAACGGGAACAGAGGCAAGTCATGGTTTGGACGCTCTCCTCCACCACCAGTAGGAGGTTCTCCTGGCCATACTCCACCTGGAGGAACTACGATTGGATGAAAAGGAAATAGAGGCAGGTCATTGTTAATTACAGGTGGCTGTCCTGGCAATGGCGGCTCTGTTGGAGGCACTAAAGGTACGATTAACGCTTTGAAAGGTTCCATAAACTGTGGTTTAAATTGTTATTAATAGTTCTCTTTATACTTATCTAATTCTCTTTGCATATCTTCCATCTTCTTTTTATCTTCTGCCTCCTTCTTAAGACGTTTCTTTCTTCTAATTAATACAAAAATGAAGACGACTAAAGCCCCGATAGCTTTAATAATTTCTATCAGGGCGTGGAGTTCACTCTCCGTTAGTGTTGCTTTATTCGCAAATATTATTTCCATTTAAGGAGACCAATCAAATTTAGAAGCCAAAGTATAACTATAAGAACAACCAAGATGTGTATTATCATCTTTATGTTTGCATCAGTAATAAATCTATTAACCAAGTAAAGAACCAACCCTACTATAATTAATACTACTACTATGTAAATTAGAGTGCTCATGATAGATTATTTAATGAATGAGAAATTTATTTCCTTTGGGGAAAGCTCGATTCCGGCTGCATCAATAGGAGTTGCTATCAATTTATAAGCTCCTAGTGGTGGCGGATTCCATGTGCCTGCATAATAGTCTCCCTTTCCATTATCCCCATGCAAGCAGAACGGTTGTGCCTTGTCTATATATAATGTATTCTGTACACCAGATAGTTCAAACTTAACACGAGATACAGACGCATCAGTAACTAATGCTTTCATGTTAAGTTTAGACCCATGTATTGCAAGGCTGTAGCTGCCACCTTCAACTATGTCAATTCCCTCTGTGTCAGTTGAAGCATTGATTAATCTGAATCCGGTAACAAGACTAGACGATGGTGGAAGTACCTTCTCTCCTAATACCATTATTTTCTTTGTGGAATCAACAGTTTCGCCTACTCCGGTGACAGTAACTTTTACATCATAGGTACCTTCTTTTAATTTGGCAACTATACCAGTAAAGCTATGCACATCTTTTGGCAATTGTACTGTAGCATCATCATCCAGCATTAGTTCCAATTTTTCTACTGGTTCTGGTTCAGGAGGAAATGGCAATACTGGTGCATCATCTTCTGTCAGGTCGCTATCACCATCGACTCCGGCTTTATCTCTTACCAAAGCGCCAAGCACATCTGGAGAGTTTAGCTCATAAGCATACGGCGGCATTGTAATACTGGTAGCATTACCCAATACTCTTTCACCAATGTATTTACTTCCATAGGTATTTCCTCTGGCTAATATTTTCCCATCTTCTGCATACTCTAAAGCATCATCACCAGACTCGAAGTGATTGTTCTCTACCAATACCTCTGAACCTATAGCCGCCTGTACCAAGCATGATACTTTACCATCTACAGCAGGGTCAAAGAAATTACAATAGACATGGAAGCCTTTGGCCTTCCGCACTCTTGGCATACGAGCCACACAATACTTCCAGTAGTAACAATGGTGGATAGTTCCTTTTAACTTTCCTTCATCCGGGTCTGCATTGTCAGCGCCTATAAGATTAGGCAAGTTGTGCTCTCCCCAAACATCATACCAGAACTTGCACCATTCAATAGTAAAGAAATCAGAGCCTTTAGTTACATCGATAGCGCCATCAGCGCAGTTGTTTGGAGAACAATGGCTAATAAAGAAATTTGAACTTCCGCCACCTGCCGCTATGCCATCGCCTCCTGGATTAGTACAGGATATGTTCTTAATAATAATGTTCTTTGAACCTTCAAGTCGAATAGTACCTATTGTCTTAGCATCCATACCGATACCTACAATAGTTTTATTCGAGCCTACTATTGTGTAACCGATATCTATTGTACCATTAACCTGCACAATCTTTGGAGTGTTTCCAGTTGTAGCCGCTCTGAAATCATCCCTGTTATTAACACTGACAATAGCGCCACCCTTACCACCAGTTGTGCCGCCATTCATCGAAGCCCATCCGTTAACTTTAAGCATAGATTAAATTTTAAATGTGAAGAAAAAGGGAACGATGTAGACACACCGCTCCGTTTGGATAATCGAAACTTACCTTGTGAATAAACTATTTTCTACTGAATTTCAGAGTCCTCAAGGAAATAAAGTTATTTGCAACGCCTGTTCCTGTACTAATCATAGCTATTCTTAGGTGCGCAGGTTTAGTTTCAACTCTTCCTAAAGTAATTGTTGGATAGTTATGATACCTTGCTGTGATAATACCATTCAAGCACCAGACGTTTAATGCTCTATAGTAATCTAGTATTTTCTCTGCGTCAGCCATAGGCAGCGAAAATACTACTTGTTCGTTAAAATATAATGTTAAAGTTTTTGAAGCATAATGGAATGAAGTATAAACTCTAAATAACTCATTAGCCATATCGTCTATTATCTGAAATTTAGCTATTTCAGTTGGAGCTCTTTCTGTTCTTGTATGTGAGTTATCCTCAAAGTTTATATATCCCGATAGAGCCCACTTAGTTGCAGTAACAGGGTCTACATCATACCATGCAAACGCAGCCTTCTTTGCTCCTTTAAAGTATACAGATATGTCTGACGGTTCTGTTTTACTTAAGAATTTACTTCCTGCCTTTACTCTAAATAAATCGTTAGAACTTATACTATATCCTTCTACTGGATACATATGCCATCCAGCGTCTCCATCTTTAAGTTCGCCGTTCCTTGGCAAATACTCTAGTGGATACACATAGTAAGGATTTGGTGCTACATCATATACAAGAGCAGGAAACTCGAATCGCTTTACTGTGTCCATTCCTTCGAATCTTACAGCATGTACACCTCCATGATGGCCTTCATCGCAGTGATACAGATAGTAGTATTCGCCCATCTTAACTAAATTACCTGAGAAGCTATTGCCTGCCATCTTTGGTGCTGGATGTTGAATACCTTGTTTTCTTATTGTCTTAACATCAATTCCGTAAGTATGCAATGCAACAAGATTCTTGTCAAACAAATGCCACTTGTTAGTCTGACCGGCTCCCCAAAATTCTCCATGTACATTACAGATTATAAATTCACCGCAGACTACATACTGTCCACCTGGGTAGATAACTCCATTACCTACTGGAAATACATCATCCATGTAGTCACCGTAGTATTCTTTATGGTCTGAAGGAAATCCATTGTCTATGAACTCTCCAGTAGGAATATCTACAGATGTTAGATGGTTTCCAAGTTCTGTACGGTGAGCATTAAAGACATAATATCTATCTTCAATTGTCTCAAATATTCTCCGGCTCATGTTGTTCCATGTACTTCCTACTGGAGGTACTCCTGTAATAACTACCACTTCCGGTGCATCCCATTCAAAGAAACCGTCTTCTTTTACTCTTAATAGATTTTGTTTTCTTACCTTTAAATAGTAATTTAATTTATAGTCGTCATAGTACACGCAGCCGTCAGGATATATTTGCACTCTGCTCTTTGCAGTAGAACCAGTAGCTATTTCATTCAATGGAACTAAACCAACTTCAGGATTAAGTTCTATTAACCTTACTTTATTATACGAGAATGACTGCTGCTTAGCATACGTCTTACCATTAAGTACAAATGGCATATCGCAGTATTGCCATTCGTTTACAGCATAGCATCCCCAATTATTTACCAGATTCCATTTCAAAGCTTTTGGATTTGTATAGTCTCTGTTATACTCAAGGAAGTAACAAAATATTCTGGTAGGGTCGTCGTTAATTACATTTACGCTGTAGTTGGTGCTCATCCAACAGATTGTAGCTCTATACACAAAGCTATTATCGAACACCTGTATCCTCTGGTTACCTCCATCTCCAATCAACTGAAGCCCATTATTATGGTCTGTACAAATGAAAGCCTGATATGTTTGCCTAGTGTCCTCCCAGTAGAATTTATCTTTATAAACCTGTGGTTTCTCCCAATACATTTCTTTGTTGCCACGTTCTTTCTTTAGATTAAATTCCTTATCATAGTACCGAACGATACCATCTGTAGTAATAATTGATAGCGTATCTGTTTTCTCATAGTAAGATATATCTCTAACAGTAAATCCGCTAACTTCTATTTCTTTTGTGGATTCAATTCCGCCTATCCTATCAAGATTTGCTCTATGAACTTTAGTACCGGAACCATAGAATAAGTAGTCACCTACTACAATCATCCTGCCAGGCTGTGGAACAGTAACTCTATTTACTTCTTTACCATCCATGCTCAACACAACAATAAGGTCTCTGCTATTCCAATACCAAACGTCTTCCTGGCCGCCGTAAGCAACATATATAAAGTCGTCACTAACTGCTAATCCAGTTACTTCTGCTTGTTCTCCTTCGTAAAGCCCAATCATAGATGGATAAGTTCTACCTATGTATGGAGTATATTCCCTGCCAAATACAAATTGAACTTCGCTATTGTCGGTTTCTCTTGTAGCCCATAACCCACTTAGTGTAAAAGACCAGTCTGCTCTAAACACATACTGGTTAAACCAGTCAACAAACTTCTGTTTTGTATAGTCAGGTAGTCTATATCCAGCAAACAAATCATTAGCGTCTATCAATATGTGAACACATCTTCTTACCTTTTCTTCTGTTATATCTGGAAATCCTTCACAAGATTGTTTCAATGGCTGGCCTTCATCAATAAATCTATTAGCAAATTCATCTGCCCATGTCATCTTTTTATAAGCATCTACACCAGCCCAGTATACAACTCCATTCTTAACACATACCGCACATGCAGCCATTCCTCTAGTATCAAATACTGGTTCAGAAATTCTAATGTTGTTCTTTGGTATTCTAAAGCAAGATGTTTTACTTTCATTATATCTGCAAGTGTAATAGTAATGATTTGTTCCAGAGTCCATATCATTAGCTTGCTCCATGTTATAGAACTTGTTAGGCCCACTTATCTTCTGCGAATTGTTCCCGATAACATTCTCCCAGTATGAACGAATGTTGTTTGTAGTTAATCTTAATTTATAGTCACCGGCAGGTAAATTATCCCTATCATCAATAGTTTCTGTGTAAGTTCTGTTTGCATATAACTGCTTAAAGTTCCACAAGTTTTTAATAAATGTTCCATCTGGAGCCATTAGGTCGGCGCTTGCTCTACAATTTTCTGCTACGGTATAGCTGATTTTGATTTTCATTCTGTTACGAGTTTAAAGAACACGTCAAGAGGAACAGATGTTTCAATATTTTCTATTGAGGATAACTTAAATGGATTATACTCTATCTCTACTTCCTGTTTCATCATCTTCTCTGTCTCGGAAGTGTAGATTTTGTAGCCTTCTGTGTCAGTTTTAATCTTGAACAACCCATTTTCCTGGTAGCCATACTTGTCGAACAACTCCTTTTGGCTGGCAGTTGAGGCATCTACATTTGGAGTTAAATGTTTCTTTAGTTTGTGTAACCAAAACTTAATGTAGACAGGTAGCTTTTCTCTGATTAATCCATCTACTTCTTCATTCAATTTGAGTACTTCGCTTAGAGGCAGTTTTGCTTTTTCCATATATTTAAAATGTTTTTGCTATAATTGCTAAGTCTTCGTAGAATCTAATATTTTTACAATCAGTTACTACTCCAAATGCTGTGTTAATTACTCTGCCACCACTCGCATCTATATCTGTGAAACTTGCTAATACATTACAATCTGCATTAAGGTCTAAAATAAGTTTTGCTTTGACAGTTGTACTACTCGAAATAAATGAAAGTATAGAACCTTTCCTTGACGCATTAGCAAGAAATGTACCTTGAATAGCATATACCACATCTTGTTGTAATGTTACAATAGAAGCAGATGTTACAGTATTAAGATACTCTACACATTGCCATCCATAGGAACCTCCCCATGTAACGTTAGCTGCTGTAGCACTTACTAGCTGAATACACATAAGTTCTGCTAACAGAGTTATTGTTTGACTTGAATTTACAGCTATATTATTCCAGCCAGTTCCTGGAGTATTCAATGTAGGTGAAGATAATAAAGTCAGAGTGTTGCCATTTGTATATGTATCTATAGCGCTGTTTATTGTTAAAGTTCCTGTACCATAATTTATTATTGCACTTAATACAACATCTCCATTTATAGTAAGATTATTATTTACGGAATATGAAGCTGTTGAAGTCCATGAAGTTCCATTATGAACAATATTCGTAGTACCAAATAAACTGCCACTTGAAGTACCTAATGTTGTATTAATAGTCATAGTAAACCCATTCAAAGTAAGGGAATTACTATTAATTACTAGCGCATTTACAGTCCAATTATCTGCTAATGTTTTTGTTACAGTTGTTGCTCCACCAGCACCAGTCAATTGATTAGTCAATACCCTACCATTTGACGTTAGCGTTCCAGTACCTAATGCAAGAATTATTGCAGCACTTC